ATTACAACCTAAACAAAAAAAAAGATATTGGGGGGCAACTAATTTTTTTAGTTCTGGAACTTCTAACATACTTTTGTATTTTTCACTGTACTGTTTCCATGTATAATCCATAGTATCTTCTTCCTTAGTAGAATTAGAAGATACTACTAACTCTTCAACTATATTTTTGCGTAAGTATGCCATATCAAATAACTGCTTCCACTGCTGACTCATTTATTTTTTTATAGCTTATTAGGTTTAAATATTAACTTGAAGCATAAACACTTCCTCCATTAAATAAAATCAAAAAGAAGTTTATCATTGGAATTAACCATAATGAACTAAATGGAATCAATCCTATAGCATACCATACTATTTCTGAAATGTTTTTACCGAATCTTGAATTAAATGAAACACCATATTCAACTACTGTATACATCGATAAAAAGAATATATATAAACCCACAAATCTAAAAACTCCTGATATAAGTGAACCCATAACTGATGTAACAAATTCAGTTGCTTTTGTTTTTTTATTATCAACATTAGGTGGCGCACTCATTTTCCATGTTTCTCCATCTTTCAATGTCTTAGTGTTTTTACTTCCATTCAAAGTATATTCTACATTAAGTTGTTTTTGTTTTGCAGGATTTGGATCAGGTAAACCTACTTCTTTAAACCCAACTTTAAGATTTACAGACCCATCTGGTTTTAAATAATTTTGAACCGCATCTGTTACATCTTGATAATTTCCAGGATAACCATATTCTGCTTTAGTAATTTGTAATCCTGATGCTACTCTTTCTGATGGTGCTGAAATTATTGCTGTTCCTCCATCTTTTTCTACAATTGAATTTATATTTCCACCATTAATAGAATATTGTATTGTTAATGTCTTTAATTGACCTGGAGCAGGATCATCTACTCCTAATGCTGATGGTGTAACTGGTAAATTAAGTGCTCCATCTAATATCTTAGACGTTACTTCTGACGTAACATCTACATTAGTTGACCCAATACCATACGATGCAGATTTTATATTAATTCCTGTACTCATCTCTTATTATGAAGAAAACACGACATTTGCGACGCCTCCAATAACTCGTAGATAATTATAAGATTCTGTATATGCGCGAACAGTATATGTATATGCTAATGTATTTGCATCAGTCTTTGAAATAACTCTTACTACATCATTTGGAGAATATAAAGGTTTTCCATTAGAATCAAGTGCATTAGGATTTGCAATAATTGTAGGACGAGGATTTGTTGCTGTTGACCTTAAAATACATACAGAGGTTTGTATATTATTTCCTGTTAATGCTAAAGGAGGTTGAACATAAGTATTTCTTAAAATAGTTTTATTAAACATTGAACCGTTAATATGTCCTGAAGGCTGATTTGTTACATGGTCTAATGCAAATGAATATGAATAAAGACCAGGAAATTCTATTATTGTTGTTCCTTGATGATGACGATAATTTTGAATATTTGAAAAGAATTCAGTTTGTTTTGCAGTAAATCTATCTTTACCGTCAATAACTATATTTGATTCTAAAAGAATATCACGTTGAGATACATTTGCAGGTAATACTAATCCTGAAGAATATAGAACACCTGTTCCTGATGTAGGTCTTATTTTAGGATTTTCCCAATTTGTATAATTATCTACATCATTCAAAGCTGCTCTATCTGATCTTTGTGCTACCCAAACTACTCTTGTACATAAATTTCTTAAATGTAATTCCATATCATTTGATGGTCCATATTGCCCATCTCTCAAAACCATGTTTATCTGTGTAATTAAAAATGAATGATCTGTCTTTGCTATATGAGCCATTTCAGTTTCTGTTAAGAAAATATAGTTTGCTTCAATAAATGAATTTGTCGACCATAACGATAATAAAGGATTTGATGGAGTTTTATTTATTAATGGAGGACTTAAAAATAAATTCATTGGATATAAATCAGGTGTAGGTGCTATACGATTACCTTGTTGATCTAAGACTGTAAACATATTATACATATTTGTAAATTCAACTACTATTTCAACTTCTGAATGTTGAAGAGCAATTAAAGGTAATGCAGCACCAACATTTTCACAAAACCAAAAATGTAATGGAATACTTAATGTTTTTCCTTGAATAGATGATTCAGCTAATCCTTGAGAAGTTGAAATTGAATGTGGATATGAATTATTTCTCCCAAATGCATTAGCTGGATCATATAATTCAGGTAAATTTCCTATAAGATTATTTAAAACTTCTCTTTTAGTTCCATTAAAGGTTAATGCAGTATAAAGTTTCATCCATTCACCTGTATGTCTTACTATTTCTTGACCATTAATTAATACTGAAACATAATTAATCATATTATATCCAATATTTGGTATCCATTGGAATTCATATGGATTTGTTGTTTCAGGATAAAGACCTGAAAATATTGGAGGTAAATCTACACTTAAATAACAATCGTTTAATAGTTGTGCAAACCTTTCAACTTTTGTTCTCAAAGTTAGATTACCATTTGCTGGTATAGATAAATTTGTTGTTTTCCATACTAATCTAAAATGTTCCATAGCAAAATCTGTATGACGCTTATACATGTTACGAAAGTGAGTAAAGGAAGGATTTCCTATCACAAGATGATCTTGTGCTCCTTTACCAACTAATTGCATTAAACCTCCAGTCATCTTGTTATTTATTAGTTAAGATAATGAAAGTCTTATTTTGTAACTTGCCATTTAGGATCATGAATACATTTAATACATAGACCTTGTTTTTTAGGAGATGATGTGCTACAATTACATAATTTAGTAGCAGTTAAGACTTTTCCATTTTGTAATTGTTGTTGTGTTACTTGATCTGCTGATAAGAATGCTTTATATCCTATCCATCCTGAAGCTGTTCTACGAATTCTTGATGAACCCATTTCTCTAGGTAAATGAAAATTTGGAGAATAAGATAGTTGAGAAACAGGTGTAGGATGTATATCTTTATTTGTTGCTAAAACATTTAGTCTACTAGCGCTAAAATCATTTCCGTTACCTCTTAATCTTTTTAATCTTGTAAGGTCGCCAGAAGATAACCCTCTTGTCCCCGTCTGCATATTAGACATTTATGATACTACTGAGTTAAAATTTTAAATTCTCTTTTGTTTTTTAGTTTAGTATAATGAACATGTATGACACACGCCTTGTTTTTTAGGGTTAATGTAACCATTATCAGTTGAAGTACAATTACATAATTTAGTAGCAATTAATTGTTTACTATTACAAACTTGAGTTTGTGTTACTTCATCACTTGAATAAAATGCTTTTAAATCCGTATATTGGGATGCAGTAAATCTAATACGTGATCCACCTGTAGTTTTAGGTATCAATCCGGGAATAGAATATAATGTTTTATTCATTGGTGCTCCAAGAGGTTTTGGACTACTAAAAGAAACACCTGCTTGATCATCTACAACTTTTGATATATTTCCTTGTGTATCCATAATAAATCCTTTAAATCCTAATTGATAAGGTGTACTATTAATAGGGTCTAATGTAGTTGTATAGGTATTAATATATCCTTGTAATTTTATAAGTTCAGGAATATGTTCATTAGGATCTATATCAGGTAAACTTAAATTTCCAAACTTAATAGCTTTATATGCACCACAATCTAAATGATCAAATACCCATACCTCAGTAATTTGGTGTAAAAGTCTAGCTATTGATAAATGATCAAAGAATGTAGGACCCCAGTTTTTACCAAGTTTTCCAATACCTGCATCGTTATTTGCTAGTAAATTATTAGGATAATTAGTTGTATTAGGATTATCGCCACGAACAGTAGGAAAAGCAGTTGTATTATAAGATTGATTTGCACCTAATGATGCTCCAGCTAAAATAAACAAATCATAAATAAATTGAACATCTTTATAATTTACTAAAAATGATGATAATAATGCAGAATATCTCGGATCAATACATCCAAGAACAAGAACCTTTGCTCCGGTTGTTGTAGGAAAAAATTCAGTAGTTTGTTGTACACCAGCATAATTTCTTAATATTGTTGTATTAGGATTGTATATAGAAGGAGTGCTAAAATATAAACCAGTAATCTCACTAAATATAGTAGAGCCTAACACTTTTGATGTAGGATCAAAAGTTCCGTTTGCATAAAAATTTCCCGTCTTAATAACATCTTTTAAAGAAGTAAATTGTGTATCATGAGGCACTGGATTTTGATCAGGACCACTGACATTGCATAATACGCAATTGTTATATGCACCACAATCTAAATGATCAACAACTAGAACTTTACTTACATTATGTAATGTAATAGCTACTTGAATATGGTCTAGTAATGCAGTTTGCCAATTATTAGAAGCAGAAACAACTGAACACGTTCCTCCACCTATTACACAATTTGCACTATTACCAGTTAAGTTTCCACCTGCTGCAGCACCAGCTAAAATAAATAAATCATAAGTATTATTAGGTAATATTTGTAAAAGGTATTGTTCTAATGCTGCAGTATATCTAGGATCAATACATGCTAAGACAAAGGTTGTAGCAGAATCAGTATTAGGAGTTCCAGAATAAATAGGTGCATTTAAATCTGGCTCAATTATATTAGGTTGTGCACCTCTTATCCTTTTAAGTCGTGTAAGGTCACCAGAAGATAAACCTCTTGTTCCTACTTGCATATTAGACATTTATGATACTACAGATGTAAAAAATTTAAGTTCTTCTTTTGATGTTTGTATTCCAATTCTTAATAATCTACGAGTATCTTCAAATGCCATAAAATCAAATAATTCTAATGTATCAGGATCTAATATAAACATTATTCCTTTAATACGTATTTTTTGTAATCTACGTGATTTACGTTGTATATTTCTTAAATACAAAGTATCCTTCTCATCTGCTTTGAAAAATGGTTTAAATGCTAAGTCTTCAGATTTGGAGGTTGTATCAAAGCGCATACATTGTATTACAGGTTGTTCCTTAGAATGTAGTTTTCTATGTATTTCACAATCTATTGCTGATTGTTTTAAGATAAGAGAAATGTTTTTAATAATTCTAGATTTACGATATGAGACTTCATAAAGGTATTCATCAGAAGACATGAATGCTTGAACGGGTTCACCACCTTCATAACGTTTAAGGGACATATCATTTCTACGAATAGATACTATATTTGGTCCTTCTGTTGAAGTTAATTGTTTTTCTGTAAATGTTGAAAGATATAATTGAACTTTAACTGTACGTTCAGGTATTTCTAATTTAGCATGTGAACAAATACGTATAGCACGCCCAATAACTTGATCTATACGTGCAGGATTCCAATATGCTTCCATAATATAAACATTACGAACATCGGCAAGAGTAATACCTTCAGCACCAGCAGAGGAAGCCATAAAAACACATAATTTATGAGGTTTAGATTTAATTTCAGTTTTTAAAGATTCAGGAAATGTATCAGAATAATCTTGATTAAATATTTGTCGATATAATTCACGTTCTTCTTCATTACCACCAATATACATAGCAAATGAAGGTTTACCTTCTTCCATTGAAGGATCTTCTGTCCATTCACCTGCTTTTTTAATTAATTTATAATGTTGAAATCCATTAGCTTCTAATACAGCACCAAAAATACCTAGTCCTTCTAAGGTTTTATATTGTGAATAAATAAATTGATTTCTATATCCTACAACATTTGTTTTAATATCTTTAAGCATACGTGCCATTTTAGGTGAAAATTTATCTAAGACTTCTTCTACAAGATATTTTTCAGGAGATTTTTTCATAATTTCTAAGATTTTAGATTTATCTTCTTTTTCAGGTTTAGAATCTAAAGTTTCTTCTGTTTCTTCGGGATCTAGTTTAAATTTGAGTTCAGGTGGAATAGCATAATTACATACCATACGAGAAGTCATACGAAATGAACCAAAATCTGAATCTAAATCTGATTTCATTCTTTTTTGCTTTGCTTCTCTTTGTATTTCTTCCCATCTTGATTCCAAATATCTTAAAAATTGTTCATCCGTCATAGGAACTTTTACAAGAGTAGATTCTTCATCTAATCGTTTAGGTAATAATCTATCATCTGCACCTTTAAAATATGATACTAGTCCTTGAATTCTTCTTCCAAACATCAGAGGATTTTTAACAGATAAACCATCAACAAATGTATTCATAAAATCTTCAAAATCTGTAGGTAAACATTCTAAATCTTCAACCATCATTTTTTCAGGTTCAGCTAATTCCACTCCTGGAAACTTTTCTTCGAATTTAGATTTCCATCCTGCTACCCAAACTTTTAAATCAGGTTCTTGAACAAATTCTTTATTAAATCTTACTGCTAATCTATCACCTTTATCATTATAAGTACTTTCAAAATAAGGAGGATTTCTTGTTAATAAAAATGTTCTTTTTACTGAATTATATTCTATTGTATCAACATCTTTTAAAGATCTGAAATATGCAGTCATTAATGATTCATCCCAAGTCATTGCAGATTTTGTAGGTATACTTATTCTTGTTATAGGTCCTCTTAGAAGATTCATTAAAAAAGCAATTTCATTAGGTCTATTAATAACAGGTGTTCCTGATAAACATACTATCTTAGTATTTTTTGCTTTATAAATCATTTCATATAATTTCATTTTTATGAGACGTTGTGATACAACACTTCCAATTAAATTATGTGCCTCATCAATAATTACTACTGAATCATCAAACATATGTGGTTGGTCGGGAGGTAATATTTTATCTACATTTGTCGATGATAAACCATTATAATTTATAAATGTAAATCTTGAATCTAATATATCATCAATTTGTTGTCTAATACCTTTTTGTAGTTCGCCAGATAAAGATTTAAAATTAGGTGCACGATCAGGAATAGTTACATAATACTTTCCATGAG